ATAATCGTCAGCGTCTCATAGACAATTTTGAAAAGTATAAAAAAAGACCTCGTATTTTATATGCTGGGTCTGGAACACATATTGATGTCGCTAATAAAACAAATTTAAAAGATGATTTTGCTCATGTTGTAAAAGAAATTATTGCTGCTAGAAAGAAATTTAAATTTATTTGGAAGGGTACCTATCCATTAGAAATTAAACCATTTATTGATAATGGAGAAATGGAATATATTGACTGGTCTCCATTATATGACCTTCCACAATCTGTATATGACTCAAATTGCAATGCTGTATATGCTCCTTTGCAAGACAACGTATTCAACAAATCTAAAAGTAATATTAAAATGGTAGAAGCCGGTGCTTTTGGTTATCCAGGAGCCTTCCAAGACCTCTGTACATATGAGGGAGCAGATTTAAAATTTGGTAACGGAACAGAACTTATTGCTCAACTAGAACATATTACTTCAGATATAGATACCTATATGAAGTATTCAGACAATATTCATAAATTTACAAATGGGTTGTGGCTTGAAGATCATTTAAATGAATATGAAGCCATGTATTTTACTAAATGGGGATCTAAAGAGCGAAATTTAAAAAGTCCAGGCTTGATTTCCCTCAATTTAGATCAGAAAATATAGGCATGTATCGAAATGTCTTTTATGATTCTGCTAAACAATGTATACATCTATGGACGTGGGATGAAGTTGGTAGAAGAATTAAGTTAGAGTCTAGCTACGAGCCTTATCTCTTTGTAGAATCAGTTCACGGTACAGATGCTTTGAGTATTTTTAATACTCCTCTCAAAAAAATTAAATTCAAAAACCAATTTGAGAGAAATAAATTTGTAAATGAAACTCCAATAAAAAGATTATTTCACAATTTAAGTTGTGAACAAGAATTTTTATTGTCTTCATTCAAAGATGATATTCAAAAACCGGAAGCAGTCGCTAATCCATTAAAAATATTCTTTTGGGATATAGAAACATACAGCCCAGGAGAGTTTCCTGATCCAGCTCAAGCCAAAGATACTATTAACCTGATCACAGTTTATGATTCTTTGTCAGAAAAATACTACACATGGGGTCTAAAACCTTACAACAATAAAAATAAAGACGTAGTCTACTTTCATTGTAAACGGGAAACAGAATTGTTAGGTGCATTTTTAAGCTTTTGGGAGTCAGACCCACCAGATATGATTGTTGGATGGAACACAGAAGGGTTTGACATTCCGTATTTGATGAATAGGCTTAATAAATTGTTAGGAGAAGAAGAAAGATCAAGACTTTCTCCAGTAAGAGCAATCTATTATAGAGAAAATGTTGCGATGAACAAGTTTGGTAAGATGATCAATCGCTGGTATATTCGTGGAGTTTCTAACATTGACTACATGGAAGTGTATGCAACCTTTGCACGAGGAGATAGAGAGTCTTATTCTCTAAACTTTATTGCAGAATATGAATTAGGAGAAGGTAAAACGGACCTTCAGGGTTGGAATTTATCTACAGTAGCAGATGAAGACTGGGATTTGTTTGTAGATTATAACATTCAAGACGTTAGACTCTTGGTAAAATTAGAAAATACACTCAAATATCTTAAACTTATTAGAGCTTTATCATACAAAGGCTTTATTCCATTTGAGCAATCATTAGGTAAGGTGTCTATGATCACTGGTGCAGTTGCTCATCAGGCTATATTACAGGGTTATAGAATACCAACCTTTAAAAATGACGGCTTGAGAGACGAGTATGTTGGTGGATATGTACATGAACCAGAAAAGAAATTGTGTAATTCGGTAGTAAGCTATGATGCTAACAGTCTATATCCAAACACTATCATTACATTAAACATATCACCAGAGACTAAGATAGGTAAAATTCTAGAAAATACAGAAGAAGAATACACAATCCGCTTGTCCAACAATAAAACAGTCACACTTACAGCTGATAAATTTTTTAAGCTGGTAGAAAAAGAAAAATTATCAGTATCAAAGTATAATGTTTTATACACACAAAAGTTTAAAGGAGTTGTACCAAACCTTATTGACAGAGTTTATAATGAACGGGTTCAGATTAAATCAAAAATATCAGAGTTGGTAGACATTTCATCTAAGATAACAGATGAAGATGAGAAAAAAATCATTGAAGCAGAGATATTAAACCTAGACACTCAGCAAAATGTTATTAAGCTAGTGCTCAATTCTATATATGGTGTATTTGCTCAGAAATATTCACCACTATTTGACATTGATCATTCAGCCAGCATTACATTAACAGGCCAGGCAGTAGCAAAACAAGCATCAGAATTGGTTTATCAGTATGCTTTAGGCAAAGGAGTTCAATGTGAAAAGGCAGATATCTACAAATATGGTGACACAGACAGTGCATACTTCTCTATAGAACCTATCTTGAAGCATCAAAACATGCAACTGTTGGAAAACAATGAGATTACATCAGGAGCTCATCAGATTATTAAAGAAATTGATATCTATTTGAATAGAGAAATTGTAGAATGGGCCAAGAAAGAATTGAAATCAATAGATGCTCGCTTTGTTTTTAAGCGAGAAACTATATGTGATGTGGCTTCTCTGCAAGGTAAGAAGAGATACATCTTACATGTAATAGATCAAGAAGGCAAAAAACCCAAAAAACCTTTTAAATATGTTGGTGTAGAGGTTGCAAGATCATCAATTTCAGTACCAGTTAAGTCTTTGATCAAGAAAGTTATTGAGTTGGCGATGTTATCTCAGGACAAAAAGAAGGCAGACTCGCATTTTAGACAGGCTTATGAAGAATTTTGCAACATGCCTATTGAAGAAATCTCTTTGAGAAGCAAAATTTCAGATTACGAGAAGCAGGAATCAAAGGTAGATGAGTATGGAAGAATAGGTAAAGGTGCAACTCTCCACGGAAAGAGTGCTATTCATTATAACAATCTACTTAAAAAGTATAAATTAGATAACAAATACGAAACCATCACTAGTGGAATCAAAATTAAATACTTTTATGCATCTAAAAACCCATTTGCATATAAGAGTATGGCGTTTATTGACACCTATCCGCCAGAATTAAAAGAAATTGTAGCAGCAGACTATCAAACCATGTTTGATAAAACAGTTCAACCGCCGTTAGAAAGGTTTTATGACTGCATTGGATGGCGTACACCACAGGTAGGCAAAGAAGTTCAGACAGATTTGTTTGATTTATTTGGAGTTTGAGTATAATATTCTATAAATTATGTTAGTAGCACACGAAGCCCCATTATGTATCATGGACAAAGTCCAGGAAGTAACAGATTATGACTATTGTTTGGTTCATCTCTTAGAAGAAAGTCCGGAATATCTTAAATTTTTTAAAGATGCTAAGCAAAAAGGCAGAAAGATAATGATGGACTGCAGCCTTTTTGAGTTAGGTAAAGCATTTGATGCTCAAAAATACTATGATTGGCTGTTAGAAATCCAACCAGATGAGTATATTGTACCAGATGTATGGCAAGATTGTGAAGCAAACACCAAGGCTTTCTCTAATTTTAAGTATTCTTTTGATTTAGATAAGCTAAAAGGCAAGAAAATTGGAGTTGTTCAAGGCAAAACACTAGAAGACATGGAAGAGTGCTATGTTTTTATGTCATCCTTTGCTGATAAAATTGCAATTAGCTTTGGTTATGACCTTTATTGGGAGTTATTTTCAAACACCTACAAGAAATTGCTGCATTTACCTTGGATTTTAGAAGAATTTTGTGCAGCAGCTGAGGTACATCCATTAAATTTCAACGCAGTTGAGGCTGTAACTTTGAATTTTATTAAAAAATATGCCAAACCAGCAGCTCAGGCAGAGGGTCGAATGGCGTTTATTAATCATTTAATGAAAAACAATTTGATTAATACCGAGAAACCACACCATCTTTTGGGATGTGGTGTGCCTATAGAGTTCGGAGATTATGATAAACTTAAATACTTTTTCATAGAAAGTATAGACACTTCCCACCCTGTAATGACTGGGTATTATGGAGCTTCCTACAGTGATTACAAGTATATGTGGAGCAAGCTACATAGTAAAATGGTAGATGTTTTTTATGAAAATGTATCAGAAGATCAGTGGGAAAAGATCAAATTTAACATAGAAGAGTTCAAAAAATTAGCTGTATAAATGAAAACACAAATTATAGCCCTTACTCAACCTTTAATCAGGACCCGAGACAACACTCGTTTCTTGGATCCAGAAGAGTTTATTGTATACTGTGCCCGGGTCTCTAACCCCACTAATCAACTCAATACAGCCACCTCCTCTAAGCTGTTGAAGTATTGTATAGAACATGAACACTGGTCTATTTTTGAACAAGTGTCTATGACTGCAGAGATAGTCACCAGCAGAGACATATCTGCTCAGATTATTAGACATCGAAGCTTTTCTTTTCAAGAATTTAGCCAACGATACAGTGAAGTGGTCTCTTTAGAACCGTTTAACATTAGAAAACAAGCTGACAAAAATCGTCAGTCTAGTGTAGAATTGTTAAATTTATCAGAAGATGAAGTTAAATTGATTACCAATCACATTTCCGGCAGCATGGAACTTTACAAAAGTCTTATAGAAAGAGGTGCAGCCCGTGAATGTGCTCGTAAAGTTTTACCTCTATGTGCTCAGACAACCATTTATATGACCGGATCTGTAAGATCCTGGATTCATTATCTTAGTATTAGATGCAAAGAAGATACACAATTAGAACACCGATTGATAGCAGATAATATTAAGCAAAGTTTTATAGAAATCTTTCCTTCAATTGGTGAAGCATTAGACTGGCAACCAACACCATTACCAGAAGAAGCTTCCCGAGAACCTCAAACTCCAGAATCAACAGAAAAGAATATTGATTAATCTTAAATTCAACCTAATATATACATATGAGTAACACAACAACAAATCCTAAACCCAACTTAGTAGTTTTTCTAGACGCTATTGGCCGTACTATTCTAGGCGAACCATTAGCAGATCAAGAATCTTCTTCCGTCTATAAAGTTAAAAATCCAGTAGTTCTTAACGTAGCTGCTGCTGAAGGTGGTAGAATGTCAGTTCAATTGTTTCCTTTGTTTTTCAGAGAATTCTTAGGTGATAAGTCAGAAGATGTTGTCTTTGAATATAGCAAATCTTTGATCACTCTAACCTCTATTGAAGCTATTGATTTTCGATTGGCTGGGCAATATGCTCAGCTTTTTAACAAAAATAATGTTTTTGTTCCGGCGGGCTCTATTCAAGGTGACCAAGCAGCTCCTAGCCAAGACGGTAGCAAAGTTGTAAACCTTTTTGAAGAATAAAATTAATGGCTTCTAAAAAAAATCATCCAGCAGACGTTTTAGCTGCTTTTAAGGTTTTAGAAGATCTAAATCCAGATGCCACTTTTTTAAATGAAAGTGCTCTGTCTAATATTAGCTCTTTTATAGACACTGGTTGTATGGCTCTTAATGCTATCATCAGTGGCTCTTTGCACAAAGGTATTCCAAGTGGTAGGATTACAGGATTTAGTGGTCCTACTTCATGCGGTAAGACTTATATCATCAACAGGATTTTAGCTAATGCTCAAAAAGAAGGGCGTTATGTAGTTATCTTTGATACAGAAAATGCAGTTGATGATCGCGGGGCCACTAACATGGGCATGGATACTACTAAAGTAAAGTATTGTCCAGTAGAAACTGTAGAACAGTGTCGTAATCAAATTAGTCAATTCCTAGATTCAGTTATAGAAAAAAAGCTTAAAAGCCAATTTATTATTTCTATTGATTCTTTGGGTAATTTGGTTTCTACAAAAGAAATGAATGATGTGGCTCAAGGCAAAGAAGCTGCTGATATGGGATCCAGAGCTAAGGGTCTCAAGAGTATGCTTCGAGTTTTGACTCATAAAGCAGCAAAAGCTGATGTTCCTATTCTGTTTTCTAACCATGTATATGATAATCCGGCTGCTATGTTTCCAAGTTTGGTTAAACAACAATCTGGAGGTTCTGGTCCTCTTTATATGTCTTCTGTTTTAGTACAGATGGCAGTAAAGAATGAAAAGACTTCAGGTGGTAATACTGGAAGTAGAGATGCAGTAGAAGATACTACCCCATTGTCTAAAGACATTAATGGAGTTACTCTTCGAGCTTTAACTACAAAAAATCGAGTAGTACCTCCATACATGGAAACAGAAATGTATCTAAACTTCAAATCAGGTTTAGCAAA